CGAGACGCTAAAGAAAGACATGCTGAAGCAGTTGCGTGAGTGGCATATGAGCTTCGATCAGTCGCGCGCGTATCGTCTTAGCCTGCGTGCTGCCCATGCCAGCGCTCGTAAGTTTATGGGCAAGCGGCTGTGGTTGCCGATGGTGACAATTCAGTCTGGCCGCATGCACTACAAGCCAGCCTTTAACCCGCAGAAAAGTAAGACCGACCGTGCCTTGCTGGACTTTGCCGATGGCTTGCCGATTGTGTCAGACGCACAGGTGTACGCTGGCGAACAGACAGTTGCCGACCTGTGGCCGGAAGGTCTGACGCCTGACCAAGCGCGCAAGATGGTAGCGGTTCCGTTCCAACACGACGACTGGATGCACGGCGATGCACCGCTGTTGCGGCTGCGTGCGGCGCAGTGGCTCGCTGAGTTTCATGCGCACGGCGTTGGCTACGTTGACCATATGGTTCACTACCGAGACCAAACGTGCAGTGGGCCTAGCCATTACGTCGGACTACTGCGTGACGACACCTTGGCACCATACGTTGACCTTGAGCATGCCGACGGGCCTGACCTTTACACTTATGTCGGGCAGCAAGCGGTCGAGCTAGCCAGCGGCATCCCGACGGAAGTAGCGCAGGCGGTAGCACGTCATGGCGTCTCGCGCGAGGTGGCGAAGCTGGTGGTTATGCCCCGTGGTTACGGTGCCAAGCGGCGCAGTATCGAGAACGGTATCATCCAGTATTACTATTCTGCCATTGAGCGTGGTCAAATGGCTGCACCCTACGACAACATGTACCGGTTCTGCTTGTGCTTAGCGGAGTGCATCTGGCTGGCAACTGAGTCGGTCATGCGCAGGCCCATTGACCTTCAATGCTGGCTTGCTGACGTGGCGACACAGGCAGCACGCGAGCAAGTGCAGTTGAGTTGGGTCGCACCGTCTGGTTTCCCGGTTGCCGTAGCTGAGTGGCGCAAGCGCGCAAGACGCATTCGCACGCACGTTGGTCAAACACTGTGGTGTCCGAAGGTCTTTGACGACACTGACCAGCTTGACGGCAGTGCCATGCGCAAGACCGTCCCGCCCACGTTCATTCACAGCTTTGAGGCAGCGTTCTTGGCCCGTGTTGTCAACTACGCGCAGCACCTTAACGACCCCATAAAAGACGTAGCGCTCATTCACGACAGCATTGGTGTCCACTGCACCGCCTTGCCTGACCTGCTGGCAGACGATGGGCCAGTGAAGCAGGCGTGGATTGACCAGTACACCCCCGATCATCTGGCAGCGATAGCTGACTGCTTCCAAGAGCAGCTAGCCGAAGACCTGCCACCCTTGCCGCAGTACGGCACCCACGAAGCAAGCGAGGTTCGGACCAGTGGCCGATTCTTTAACGTGTAGCACCTGCAAGTTTGCGCACCCGCGCCAGCTAGCAGGCAAGATCGAGTGCCGTCGCTTTCCGACAGCGCTGGACGTTTACCCAACTTACAAGTGTGGCGAGTATGCACCTTTACCAGCTAAGCGACGAACTCGCCGTAGGTCTAACGACTAGCGGCACGCTCTGTCTGTACGACATCGGCGTCATTGATGACCTAGACGAGTGCGAGACGGTGGACGAGGTGTCTGCCCTGCTCGATGGGGCCAGCATCTGTGAGCTTGATGAAGAAGAAACAGACTCACTCTTTAACATTCTTAAACTTCACTTTACGGAGACCTCAAATGAAACCATTCAGTAAAGCATCCGAAGAACGCAACTTCACGCTTGGCCGTTGCCGTCTACTGCGCAATCGAGCGGACACGTTTTGGTACAGCGTCGAAGCACCAGACGCCACGACCGGAAAGTACGAGCTAACCATTGCGATTCCGCAACCAGTTTGGGCTGAGATTGAAGACGACTGGAACAGCTTGCACGAAAGTTGGGGCGTCAATCCAAGCCAGCGCACGAAAGAGATTGAAGTCTTTGACGAGACGATGGTGCTGTTGCGAACGGCACGGGACCAGCGCTTTAAAGACGGCGTGGACTTTAGCCAGCCTAAAATCTTTGATTGGAACGCCAAGTTAGCTAGCCCCGACCTTGCAGTGGGTCATGGTTCTGTCATCCGCCCGACGATCAAACTGCGCACGACGCAGTACGGTGGCAAGAACTACATGCAGGTGCAGCCGGTGAGCTTCCAAGTCATTCAGATGGTTGAGCATGTCGAACAAGCTGGTGGCGGTGCTGCCGGTGGCGGTGCCGACAATCCTTACGGCGTTGAAGACGACGGTGGCGTTCTTGAGAGCGCGGCGTAGTAACAACCCGGCTGGGCTATGCGATCAGCAGGGCGTCATCAAAGCCTTTCGGTCACAGTTTGAAGACCGGATTGCGCGTGACCTCTGCGCTCGCAAGATACCGTTCCGCTACGAGCGTGAACAAGACCGACTGCAATGGACACGGCCTGCGACGCATCACGTCTACTCACCAGACTTTGTGCTGATACGCCCTGATGGACACCTAATTTACCTAGAGGCCAAAGGGCGTCTAACGGGTGAGGACATGGCGAAGATGCTGCACGTTTGCAGGCAGCACAGTGAGTTGGACATTCGGTTTTTATTCTCAAATGCCAAAACCAGCGCAGGCCGACAGAAAAAGAACGCTGGGCAATGGGCAGATAAGCACGGCTTCAAGTGGGCGGAGGCTCGCGTGCCTGACTCTTGGGTGAAGATATGACAACAGATGACTATGAAGGTGCGACCGCAACACATTTACCATGCGAGGCGTGTGGGTCGAGTGATGCACTGGCCGAATACACTGACCACACGTTCTGCTTCTCTTGCCGTACACATACGTGGACAGTAGAGCGGGAAGGTGGACCAGAAGCAGCACCAAGCGAGGCACGACCGCACGGCAAGGTGCAGAAGATAGCATCACGGCAGCTTAATCATCTTGGCACGTTGCAGCGCTACGTTGTTGAGACTGACGCCAGCGGTGCTACTTTGTTTCACTACTTCAGCAGTCCCGCTGTCTGGCAGGCAACTAAGGTGCGGCCTAGCCCTGACAGCAAAGACAACATTCATTGGGTCGGCAACGCTAGCAAGCCGCCAATGTACGGCGCGTACTTGCAGAAGCCGACAGCACGCAAGGCGTTGGTCATAGCGGAAGGCGAGTATGATGCTTTGACGCTTGCTGATAAGCTACCGCTTGACCGTTACCATTGTGTCAGCTTGCCCGGTGGTACAGCGAGCGTGGCCGGTGTCTTGCGGGATCATTGGGATTATTTGCAAGGCTGGCGGGAAGTCATACTTGCTGGCGACAATGACGAGCCGGGTCGCGAGGCGGTGGACGCATTGGCGAATGCCCTAGTGGACTCGGTGCCGGTGGCTATTGTGCAGTGGCCGAGCGACGTCAAGGATGCAAACGAGGCTGACCTAAAGAAGCACGACATTGCTGCCTTAGTCGAAGGCGCTGCACCGTTCCGGCCTAGCAACATTCACGACATGCACGACCTGATTCCGTCATTGGCGAAGCCGATTGACTACGGGCTACCCATCATGTTCGAGCGGTTGTCTGACAGACTAGGTGGCTACCGAAAAAAAGAGCTATGGACAATCGTGGCAGGCACTGGTGTCGGTAAGTCAACGCTTGTCGGCCACATGACGCTGGACCTGCTAGTCAATCACGGCAAGCGACCGGGCATCATGTTCTTGGAAGAGAACAGTGAGCATGCGTTGCGGCGTCTTCTCAGCATCCATATGGGTACGAACTTGCTGCGCCCTAACGTCAGCGTCAGCGTGACTGAACAGATAGCGGAAGCTGAAGCGCTGTTTCCGCCCGGCACTTGCTACACCTATGACCACTTTGGCAACGTGTCAGCCGAAGCGCTGTTGCAACGCATGAGCTACATGGCGAAGGCTGTTGGCTGCGACTACATCATCCTTGACCACATCACGATGGCGTCAACGCTACCGATTGGCGGGGGCAATGGGCAGCTTAACGAGCGACAGGGCATTGACGCACTCACCACAGAAATCCGCTCGCGTATCGTTGAGGGCTGTGGTGTTGGTGTCATTATGGTCAGTCACACGCGCAAGCCACAGAACGGCGACCACAGCGACGGGTCAGCGCCTGTCAAACTGTCAGACATTAGGGGCAGTGGCTCAATCGCCCAACTTTCAGATGCAGTTATTTCAATAAGCAAAGCAAAGGATACGGCTGGCGACGTCGTGAAGAACGCTGTGGACCTAGCCGTGCTGAAGAACCGGCACAGCGGCAACGTCGGTTCGGCAGGCACTTTAATGTATGACGATATTCAAGGCAGGCTCAGCGACAGTACCGGCTTATGACGCGCTCTATGACGTCCATGATTGGGCGGTTGAGCGTGCAATCCGCGACCCAAAGTTTGGTGCGGTACGGGATAGGCTTGCCGCTGAGATACGCAAGGTCGAGCAAGGGCCGGATAGCATCGAAGCTGTCATTGAATTGTTACGCTTGGGAATTGGTTTGCACGTCACTGACTTGCGGACAATGGGGTTCTGGTGGCGCAAGCCGGGGAACCTTTGGTGGAAGATAAGACAACGAGGACATCAGCTTGTCGGCATCCCAACAGGGCGTGCGGGTAAGCGCTACTATTTGGAGGAATATGCGCCATGCCTCTCGCATGTGACATTGAAACAGACGGACTAGACGCCACTGTCATCACGGCCCTGTGCTGGATAGACATAGAGACAGGCGAAGAACATGATTGTGGCCCTGACATTGAAGCCGGGTTGCGCACGCTGATGGACTACGACGGTGAGCTTGTCTTTCACAACGGCGTGGACTTTGACCTGCCTGTCATCCAAGAACTTTACGACTGGTTTGAGCCGAAGCACCCGATAGTTGACACCCTTGTCCTGAGTCGGCTGGCCTATCAAGACATGCTAGGTCACGACATGGGCCTATGGGACAACAAGACCATGAAGTTGCTGGACCGGCGCGCTCGAATTGGCAGTCATGGGCTTGCAACGTGGGGCGTTCGGTTGCGTATGGCAAAGCACGTCTATGTTGACGACAATGACGAATGGCCTGACCACTACACCAAGCGCCTTGGCGAATACTGCCTGCAAGATTGCCGGGTAACGCGCAGGCTGTACGGCCACCTAATGCAGCAGCCACTGTCGCCTGTGGCCGTTGAGCTAGAGCATGCGTTTAGTGCGGCCATGCGAGCAGTGCGCGTGCGCGGCTTTGCCTTTGACGTCGAGGCAGCGGAGGACTTGTGGCAAACACTGAGCGACAAGGTAGCCATGATTGAGCATGAGCTAGTCGGTACGTTTGGTGGCTGGTACGCACCGGTCGGTGAGCCAGTCGTGCCAAAGCGCAGCGTGAAGTACAAAGACAAGCCGCACGTTACGGAAGGCGTGCCGTATCAAAAGGTGGCTTATACTGTCTTCAACCCGCAATCCCGTGCGCACATCGATAAAGTTTTGCAGGACCGGGGCTGGGAGCCTGACGTCTTTACCCCTACTGGACAGGCCAAGGTGGATGAAGACACGCTGCGCAAAATTGCAGACAGGTGGCCGGAAGCTGGCTTGTTGGCTGACCACTTCATGCTTCAGAAGCGCCGTGCCTTGTTGCTGTCGTGGCGTGAGGCGCAGCAGTACGGCAGGGTCAACGCACAGATAATTCCTAATGCCACGATCACCGGCCGCACTAGCAGTAGAGCGCCAAATTTTCAGCAAGTGCCGCGCGTCGGTTCACCTTACGGTAAAGAGTGTCGCGCATTGTTCACTGCCAGCCCCGGTCGCGTCTTGCTAGCCAGTGACCTTGACCGCGCTGAGTTGACCATGCTCGCCCACTACCTAGATGACGACGGGGCATACGGCGAGTTGCTACAGACAGCCGACATTCATCAAGTCAACGCTGACCGAATGGGTATCACGCGCAATCAGATGAAGGGCGTGCAGTTCGGCTTTATCTATGGTGCCGGTGACGCCAAGCTAGGTGAAATGACAGGACTACCCGGTGCCGAAGTGCGCGAACGTCTTTACGCTGCAATCCCCGGCCTGTCAGACTTGATTGCAAAGGTGCAGAAAGACAGTGAGCAGGGCTATATTGTCAGCATTGACGGGCGGCATATCCCGGTAGCTAAGAAGCACACGGCGCTGAACTATTTGATTCAGTCGGCCACCAGTTCTGTCGCTAAGCGCTGGGCGGTCAACTGTTGGCAAGCCATGCTCGACATGCGGTGCGACCTGTGCCTCTACGTGCATGACGAATTGCAGTTCGACTGCGACCCGGCGCTGACTGAACGGGCTGGTGAAATTGTGCGTGAGTCATTGCGCGAGAGTAACGATTACTTTAAAGTCACAACCCCGCTCACCTGCGATTTGCAGCAAGGCGCTAACTGGTCGGAGAGCCACTAATGTCACTCTACAAGAACATGAACGCGCGGAAAAAGGCAGGCACCAGCCGCCCGAAATCCAAGAGTACGATCAGCAGCAAGACCTACTCGGACATGAAGAACAAGAGGGGCGGGTTCGCGTCGAAGAAGAAATGAAGCGGCTACTTGCAGCACTTGCTTTGTGTCTTAGCGTACCGGCAGCAGCGGACAGCCAGCAGCTAGCCCTGTCTGAGCCAGCGGTCTTCCTGCCGATGCTGACACGCGGCGTTGAGAACGGCATTGCTGACCCTATCTGGTTTTACATTGCGTCTATTATCAACGGTGCAAACACCTATGCCGTGCTGACAGCCGGACAGCCCGTTATCTGTGGCGCACCTGTCGGTGACGACATGGGCCTGACGACTGACACGATCATGCGGTTCGTTGTGGTCAACGATTTAGTTGCAGATAAGAATGCGTTGTTCGAGATCGTCATAGTGCTGAGCCACGCTGAAGCCTTTCCTTGCAACACAGACTGGAATGTTTGATGCGAGCAGTCATTGACGCTGACGTCATTGTCTACCAAGCGTGCATTGCCGCTACTGTCACAGCCGAAGTGGAGCTAGGCGGCGACCTTGTACTGCACGACCATATGAGCGTGGCACACGGCGAAGACACGTTCGATGCTATGGTGCAGAGCGTCAAAGATCAGGTTGAGACAGAAGACGTGATGCTTGTCTTGAGCGCTGACACAAACTTCCGCAAAGACATATACGAGCGTTACAAACATAACCGCAAAGGCATCCGGCCTATCGGCTGGTCGAGCATGCGACAGCACGCGCAGGACGCTTACGGTGCCTTTTACGTCTCGCCGCTGGAAGGTGACGACCTTGTTGGCATCCACGGTGGGCAACCGGGCAGTGTCATTGTGTCAATCGACAAGGATTTACGCACCATTCCCGGCATGCACTTGGATAACGAGACGGGCGAAGTGTACGAGATTGACGAGCAGGCGGCTGACCGTTTTTGGATGACACAGACGCTAACCGGCGACAGCGTTGACGGCTACCCCGGCTGTCCCGGTATTGGGAAGGTTCGCGCTGAGCGGATGCTTGAAGAAT